GGGAGCGTGTTTGCTACCGCATTATTTCCGACGAATAGCGCAATTACCAACGCAGCCCCTAGAGTAGACGGACAAAACTATTTTAATGCTGGTGATACGATAGATATTGTTGCTAGTTCGAGTGCTGGTGGTACTTTCGTTAATTCTACTAGTGTTAACGTAGTTCAAATCGAACGCCTCTCCGGCCCCGCTACGATCGCGGCTAGTGAGACGGTAGGGTGCGCTTACGTTCAAACTGCGGCATTGACTCCTGGAATTGATTACGCAAATAGAACGCTTGCGCGGTTGATTACCCGACAATTCGATACTCATGGCATATATAATACAGCGACGGGAATAGGAACTATCCCAATATCAGGCAAATGGTACATATCAGCGCAGTTACTGTTAGATAGATCAAGCGGAGTGGTTGGCGATAATGGCGGAGTAATTATCCGAATCAATTCAACAGACCAAAGGGAAAGCTGGCATCGGTTTATTAGCACGACTGCGGGTTCAGTAACGCCAAATGCGGTTGGGGTTTTAAACTTAAATGCCGGGGATACGTTCAGCATCTACTGTTATGTTACTGGAACGTCTGGTCGGTCAAACCCAGCAAACGCATTGACAAATTACTTAAATGTTATTCGAGTAGGTAACTAACGATGAAAATAGTAACAATTAAAGATTTACAAGCTGTTGAAATTGCTTGCGCTCAACTTGATGATCCCGCCACATGGGTTGCCGAATGCGTTGCTTCCAACGCATGGGGCAAGCCAGAGCGTATCGTCCTGCACAAAGACGAGCCTATGGCAGAACCATACGACGAAGCAGACGTGCTCGAAGATATCATCGAAGAGGTAAGCCCTGCGGTAGAGGCTGTGATGGATGACCAAGGTGTCGAAGTCTCTCCGGCTATCGAGGCTGTCACGGTTAAGAAAGTGAAGCTGAAGGCTCAGTACACCATCGAGATCGAGGACATTACTGCTCAGGTAGCTCAAGAGGCTATCAACGCCGACGCTCTCGCATACCTCGCAGCTACTGACTGGCTCATCATTCGTGAAGTGGATGCAGGTGTGGCTTGTCCTGCTGATATTAAGGCAGAACGGGCAGCAGCACGGGCAAGGGTCGTTCGCTAATGGCTAAGAAACCTTTTCTCGGCTACAATCCTAAGAAGCACAGTAAAGAGGGTGGCCTCAGTGATTCTTACCGTGAGAAGTACAACCGAGAAACGGGTTCTAACCTGAAGCGTCCTGTCACTGGCAAGGTTGAGGCAGGTAGCGACGCTGCCAAGCGTAGGAAGTCCTTCTGCGCTCGCATGGCAGGGGTTAAGGGTCCGACGAGTAAAGATGGGAAGCTGACGCCAAAAGGCGCAAGTCTCAAACGCTGGAAGTGTAGCTAAGGGGGGATCGTGGGATATAACACAATCACACAAGGATTAACGATCACGGTCCCCACTACTGGGACCAAAAACTGGGATCAACAGTTACTTACGGGAGCATGGGAAAAAATCTCAGCGCATGACCATTCAGGTGGGGGGAATGGCACTCAGCTCGACTCCTCCTCGATTGCTCCTAACTTCGGTTTAGTCCAAGTCGGAGTTCAGGTTGTAACTGGCTTAAACCAGTCCATTACTCTTGATTGGAACGGCGGTAACATTCATCTAATCGACGTAACAGGTGCAACGGGTACACTCACGATTACGCTTTCCAACCCTGTGAGCGGTGCTGCCTACAAGATTTACTTCAAACAACCTGCAACGGCTCTTTCTGTTACTTGGCCAGCTTCTGTTAAATGGCCGCAAGGTCAGGCTCCTATCGCTACTGAGGTTCTTAACGCTGTAGACTCGGTGGAGCTTTATTATAATGGCGCGGACTCTGTATATTATGCGGATTGGCAGCTAAACTATTCATAAGAGGTGATTTATGGACCCAATTACTATTGGCTTGGTTGGCGGTGGTATCTCAGGTCTTGCGACAGGTCTTTCAACCCTATTTCAGCTCAACGCTCAACGCGAAGCTGAGAAGCGAGCAATGGAGCAAGAGGGCTTGAAAGGTGAGTATCAGATGAAACGTGCAGCTATCGGTGAAAACCTTCAGCGTCAACAGAGTGCTCTTGGTGATCTGATCTCCTCTTACCGCTCTACTCTTGGGGGTAGAAAATGATGGACTACAAATATCCTGGCATCACGCTTGCGGATCTCATGGCTGAACAAAAGGGGCTTACTCTTCCAGAGCTAGGCTCATCTATGCAGTTCGGTGAGCCAAGACAGATTAGCCTTGGGGTTGACACCGACGTTACTGCTCCTGCTGCTGAAGGAATGAGCGCAGGAATGGGTCAGGCTTTAGGCTCTGCTATTCCTCAAGGACTAGCCACGGCTGCTAGTGGGATCATGAAGGCTCAAATGATCGGTGAACAGCAGCGCAGAAAGTCTAAAAGCGAGGCTGAAGCTGAAAAAGGCAAGGGTCGATATGAGGCTATGAGTCAGTCTAGCCAAGGTCAGATCAATCCTCTTAAGAGTTTAATCAGTAACTATCGCGCCGCTATCGGCTAAGGAGATCGCTATGATGAAGGGTAAGATGGAAACAGCAAAGATGCACTATGAACAGCTCATGGCGGCTTTGGCTGCTCTCGGCATGGATCTCATGGAGTTCCACGAGAAGATGGGCGAGGGCGAGATGCCTGAGATTGAATGGGGCGAGGAGTACGCTGAAGAGTCTGAAGACGAGGGTGAAGAGGAAGGACCAAAGCCAGTAGATAAGGCGAAAGTAGCAGTTATCGTCGCTCGCATGAAGAACAAGATGAAAGGATAAGCCATGCGTAAACTTGAACTTTTGATTCTCGCATCGCGCCGAGCAACCGAGAACCAAGAGTTCACGGATACCGCTGGCATCCAAGACGAAGAGTTCATTCAGTACTTCAATGATGGACAAGAGGAGATTCACTCAAAGTTGAATGCTCTTTTCCCTCATATCTTAATGGCTCAAAAGGTAGTTCAGCTTGTGCAGGGGCAAGAGGGCTACACGATCCCTTCAGACGTTTACTTGGGTACTCGTATCGATATGATCGAGTTCAGCCCTACGGGTCTTACTCAAGACTACTACTCGATTAAGAAGGGTAGCTTGAAAGAACGCCTGAATGGGTCTGAGACTAACCCTAGTTTCTACATTAGGAACGGCAATCAAATCCTCCTTCAGCCAGCTCCTCAAAGCGGCTCAGGAACCATTCGGATCAGTTACCAAAAGGCTATCCCTAGACTCGATATCAAACGCGCTACGGTCGAAACTGTGACTTTAGGCGCAGGTAATACTATCTCTACGCTGATCCTTGACGACGCTCTGCTCTTCGATCGGGATGCGCTGTTAGAAGAGGGCTACATTTCAATCACTGATAAAGATGGCGTGGTTAAAATGGAGTCTATCCCGATTGATGACATTTCCACGAGCGGGGTCGTAACCATATCGGCAGGATTTACCTATCAAACTGGTGAGACTATCGCGGCTGGTGACTGCGTACTGCGTGGAAAGAAAAGCACTCAGTTTAGCCAGCTTCCAGACGTTTGTGAAAAGTACTTGCTAGAGTACTGCAACGCTAGGATTCTAGTAAGAGACTCAAGCTCAGATTCAGCAGCGGTAGGACAGGTGTTAATCCGAGTAGAGGGTACACTTCAGACAGCATTTGCTGAACCTGACAATGATCCTGATTACGTTCCAGTTTTGGACGCTCAATATCTTGGATGGGACAGCTTCTAAATGCCACAGTATCAGCACATTAAGAGATACCAGAACTTCTACGGGGTGGACTTTAAGTCTAATGACCTACAATTCCCCGAGAACTTTGCTACTGAGATTCAAAATGTGCAGTTTACTCCTACGGGAAGTATTGAGAAACGCCGTGGTTATCAGCCTCATTCTGAGCCGGGTGCTAAGTACGGGATATTCACCTATAACCGAATCGACTCTAACGGGGTCGAACAGCCGGAAGTTTTGGGCGTCTCAAACACAGTACAGCGGTTAGCAGAAGCAAAGATCGTCATTACCTACTCTGGCTCTAACTCGGTCTGTAACATTCAAGTTGGATTCGATGTTGCTACGGATCAGTACCGGATGATCATTGAGGAAGGAACTACCGAGGTTCTTAACCAAGGCTTAGGTCTAGGTGTAGACGTGGGGGGGCCTTACAGCGTCAACAGTTTGACGACTGCGATCAATGCTCTTACCGGATTTACTGCTGTTCTAACTGGCAACGTCAACACTCCTGCTTCGTTCATTAAGACAATACCGCTTACCTCAATCGTGAGTAGCCCGATATCTTGCGTAGCTAAGTATTGGGAGAACCTTAACGTCATTGCTCAGGCTGGTAAGGCTGGTCCGTTACAGGGATCTGAGACTAATAAGAATGCGGTTAACTTTGAGAACGTAAGCTCTGTTCAGGTTCAAAACTGTATCTACTTTTCAAACGGCTATGATCCAGTTCTCAAGTACGATGGGCAGAATGTTTACCGTGCTGGACTTCCTCCTGCGACCGATGGGTCTACAGGAACTTTCACTGTGTCTGCTACGGGTACGGCTGGTGCTAACCTTTATGTCTGGCGTGAGCAGTTCGTACAAATAGACGCTAACGGCAATCAGATTGAAGGAAATACCGTTTACAGCTCTGAGTATCTATTTACTCAACCTTCGGTTAATCCTGCTACCGTTACGGTCACTAGCATCCAGGCTGGCTCTGGGTTTAACACGAATTGCGCTTTAATTACGGCTACCGCTACGGGGACTGCTATTCCTGTCAGCGCAGGCCATACCATTAAGGCCGGAGATACTGCGTATCTTTGGGACACGGTAACTGCTGCCTATGTGACTCGTGAGGTGGTATCTGTAGGGGCCAC